CATACTTTCACTGATTGTCAAGGGATTCTTGATACCTTCTGGAATTTCTGTGATCCCCGCATGAATCTCACCGTGACAATTCGCACAAACCAAAATACATTTTTTCAACTCATTCACTAATTCTTCATCTGATTTTCTTTTTCTTACTATCGCATCTGAAATAGTAAACTTTTTATTTGTACCGGGAAGATGATGAAAACTCAGTACGCTTTGACACTTATCATAAGAACAAATTTGACATTTGCCGCCAAACTTATTTCTTACTTCTTCTTTCTTTGCAAATCTATTAGTCTTTTTAAAAGTCTTAGATCGATTTTGATGGCTTTTTTGATAACCTAGATCTATGTAATAAGAAACTAATGTTCTTGAACATTTGAGAAGCTTAGAAATTTCATTTCCTGTTTTGCCCTCAGATCTTAATCTGAGGATTTCTTCTTTATACAAACTTCTTTTCATAAAAATTGGAGCTTCGCCAGAGACTTGAACTCTGCTCTGAGGTTTACAAAACCTCTGCATCGCCATCTATGCTTGCGAAGCTTGCTTGAATATCTTACACTATTTCTTTATAGTTTCTAAAGCTTTACATCCATTAGTAGTAATATATCTAATACTATCAATACTAATAAAGCCTTTACGAATTAAATACAATTCATGATCGCGCTGAATCGCGGTTCTTGACAAACCAGTTTTTGCAGCGAGCATAGAAAGAGTACAGCTACCTTCTTTACGCAAGATATTTAATATCTGCCATTCAATTCTATTTAAACCATAAGGTAAAATACCAAGAATAAAGAAAAGCTTTTGTGCATCTTCTTTTGTGAAGTCAGTTATCTCGTATCTATCTGTATATAACTTAACCTCTTTAGCGCGAAGGACGCAAGACCGTGCGTTACCTCTGGATGTTTCGGACAACATTGAAAGAGCATCTTCATCAAAATTAATATTTGGCAAAGACTTTTGAAAGATCTCTCTCAACTCGCTGGCATTGTAATCTGCAAATTCAATCGTCGTCAATCGATCACGCAACGGAATAAATAGCTTATCTGATTCAGTTGTCGCGAATATAAAATGATGCTTCTTGAAATTGAAGATGTAATTATTTTTGCCGCCATTATATTCTATTACATGATCTTTCTCTGTAGATAGAATAGATAGTAGTGCATAACTAAAATCTCTTGGCAAACAATGCGCTTCATCAAAGAAACAAATAATTTCTTGATCTTGAATGTGGGGCAGAAAAACTTGTTCGAAAAACTGATTCCCCGATTTAATACTAGAACTATTTAGTTCAAGTAGTGGCTTATTAACTCCGGTGGTGTTATAAATGTTCTTAGCAAATTCGCGAACAAACGCGGTCTTACCTAAACCTTTTGCACCAACGAAGTTTAAAAACGGTACAAGTTCAGTCTTAGCGTGAGCTTCCAAATAAAAGGAAAGCTTGCGTTTAACTTCTTCTTGTCCAACAAGTTCAGCGAAGTGATTCATTACTGAGAGATAGTAAACTCTGCAACAGGCTCTTCGTCAAGCTGATTCAGAATGTCTTGAGGAATCGAATCACCGTCCTGAACCGACGCTGTAGGAACGTTGCTGTACTTGCCATACCAAACACGGCCAACAGTAACAGTGGCATTCACATCGTTGTTAAGCTTCGCGAGAAGCTCGGCCAACGTGATTTCAATAGTGGAGGTTGCACCAATGGGGCGACCACGACCTTTTTTAGCTGATGGGTTTTCCATACGAGATGACTTTAGCAGGTTTTTAGAGGTTGTCAACGGCTTACGCAAGATTTTTTGAAAAAAGTGAGGAGTGGGGACGAAAAAAGACCCGATATCAAACACAAGCTTGATGCGCTTCGGGTCTTGCTGTTTTTTAATCAATAGATCAAAGTTTAAACAGTTTATGTTGCGCTAATATATATTACACTATTTATTCATTTTCACGACAATTATCTTCTTCTTCATCATCATCTGTAAGATTGTTGTCTATTTCATCTGCATAATCTTCGTAGCAAAATATGCAAACTATCTTTTTACCGACTTTTTGGTAATCGTCGTTTTCAGTGTCGATAAATTCGTTGCAGTATAAACATTTTTTCATACTTATATTCTATTTGTACATATCATACAAGTAAATGGGAAAAAATAAAACATTATTCTTTACTTTTTGCGATAAACTTATTATATACAAGTTTACCTAGATTGGCGGCGAACTTTCTGGCTTTTCTTTCTGGTAAATCAAATAGATGAGCATGAAATACTTCTTCAATCAATACGTTAAGTTGGCGGCGAGTTAATAATCTAGGATCAACATGAATTTGAGGGTTTTCTATTTCTGGAGAATCGCACAAACCAGAAGCGTTTTGTCGCCCTAATGGTTTATTATAATTAACTGTATATTCTACACCCTCGAAATTCTTGAATTTCATACTTCGTTCATTTTAGATAGACCAACGATATAATTCAATGGATTTTTAGCTCCGTAACGCTTTATTGTTTTATTTGTATCGAAATCGTTTCTTGAGATAACGCCTAGTAGTTCGATATCAATTGCATTTTCTGCATTTACTGTTAACGCTTTTAAGATTTTTTCTTTATTTGTTCTCGCTAAAATGTATTTTTTTGGCTTTTTAGAGTCAAACTCTGTAACTTTTATTTTTAACTCTGGTTCGCCATAACCATAATAAGTTATTGTTTTAATTTCCTCACCATCAAAATCTTCAGAGTCTCGTACTTCATATATATTTTCATCAACAGATCGATTTGTGTGCTTGGCCCACGCATATTCGCCAACTATACCTATAAAATGAGGCAAATAGTTCTCGACTGGATTATTAAGATCTCTATCCATTAATATTCCAGTATTTTTTATATTATCTGATTTAGCATCGTGCCTTTTTTTAGCCAAAGCTAATATGTAATTTATTTCTTTTTTTGTAATTGTTATAGTTTTCATTTAATATTTAGACCAGCCTCCTGACCAATAATCATCTCCGTAGTGAATAAAAATTTCTTCTTCAGCATTTATTTCTTTTATTGTTTTTATGCAAATACCATTACTTGTAGTTACCCATATAGCATTATTATTATCGTTATGATTGTAAATTGAGATGTGACCCAATGCAATAACATAATTATCTTCGTTTTTAGGAAAAGAAAAAACAATTTTTCTAAGATTTTCAGGAGTATCTTGCCATTTACTAGCCCAACAACTGCTAAATGGAGAATGTTCCACTATGACATCAGCACAATGATGTATTTTTGTAAAGACACCAAGACCTCGCGTAGTATTTCTAATCTCTAAAGAAGAAGAAATAAAATAATTCATTTGTTTTCTAAGAACTGTTTTAATCTTTTTTGATTATCTGTATTTAATATTATAAAATCAGACCAAGGCTTTCCGTATCTAAGGATTTGCCAACACCATCTTAATCTTTCTGACCATCTTAAGATTCTGCCATCCATTCCTCTTTCAAATAGACTCAAACACACTTCTTCTTCGCCTTCGAACTTCTCGACAAGAAGTCCATGACTAAAACAATCGCAAATAAGAAATGCCGAATCTTTTTCTTCTTTCATTCTATTCTGATATTTCTTTCTATCTTATAAAGCGTAGTAGATAAGAAAGATAAAACTTTAATGGTTTTAAAGAATATAAAACTAACGCTGCGATTATACGGCTTTACAAAATACTTGTATTTCCAAGTCTGTCTAAATTGATAGTTTTCTTTATTTTTCTTGGCAAACTCGGCATCTCGGATCTTTCTTTTGGCGTTTTCATTCGCTTCGAAATTAATAATCTTTACTGAAGATATTTTGCCGTTAATAAATACAGCTTCGTAAGTTATGAAGTAATCATAATCAGTCTTATTAGAATCAATAAAATCATAAAATTGTATTGTACAAGTATTAGTCAAAGGTTCAAGCCAAGTCTTTATGGTTTTTAAATGACCTATTTTACTTAGGAAGCCTTCGCCATTTGGATCTCCTTCTATCCATTCTGTATCTCGACGTTCAATAAGCAATTGACCATCTTTATCAATAATATAAACATCTAAAGCGCATTCAAAATCTTTAGTTTGAAAGCCATGCGAACCAGTATAACCTTTTGGGTCTTCTGGCATTGGCAGTGGATAGTGACAATCTACACTATTA